TCTCATTGGTCGGAACTATAACCTCATTCGTTGTCGTAGTAATCTCAACACGGTATTTCTTAGCAGCCGTCAACTCATCCGACCCTATATAGATAGGCTTGTCAAACTCATATCTCGCTTGGCTTGTTTCAAACAACACCTTGTTGCCATCATCTATCGTAGATTTGAAAAACAAGTCATTGAAAAACTGCAATAATATCTTACGTGGGTATCTTCCTGTAAGCATATTATATATTTTTTATCCCCATTAATCGGGTGGTTGATACTTTTTTATCCTTAATTTTCACATCTAATGTAGATATGTATTTTTTCACATCTTCAAAATATGAATATGCTATCTCTTTATTTCTTAATTGTAAGTTTTTCAAAGCCCCTGCACTTGCAAAGTCGCTATCCTGTCTTGCTTTCTGAACAATACCGGTGAAAGTGTCTTGCAGATGCGATTCGCCAATGTAAGCTGAAAAGTTCAAAAACGCTTCAACATAATTCAATCCCTTATGCGATATTGTTTCGCCGCAATATTCAAACTCGCTACCCTCTAATAAATCCTTATAATCTTCGGGCGTGGCTGTTACTTTTAGCCATAATTCTAAACCTAGCAACTCCTTAATGTCGAAGTCCCACACCTCTTTATTTATCTGTGCAAATCTCGTTTGATTGTTTGCAGATATTGGCTTAATGGCTTGTTGCTGTTGGTAGGTTATCATAATACTATGGGATTAATCTCAAACGTTGCCACATTTTTCAACTCTTCATGATTCTTAAATATATCGGATAACACCTTACTCACATGGTTGCGTAAATCTTTCGTATATGCGTTGTAAGTATCAACTGCACTAGCCAACATTTCGCCGCTTGCTTGTGATAGTGTGCCTTGCTGGTAGTCGATTAAAACAGCTGGCAATCCATTCGCCGCTTTACGAATGTTATTTGAAAGTGAAATCTCTACATTATTAAACAGTTCGGCGTTTATGTTTGTAGTAATTTTTTCAACTTTAAAATTATTCCCCTTAACGTTTCCATTTTCGTCAAATTCAGCAGTAAACAATAATAACTTATCGCCCTCGGCACCCATGAATGATTTACATTTTGCTATTAATTTTTCTTCGCCATCTTCACTTTCAGGGGCTTCCGTAACCATAACGATTTTATCGCTAAATCCGTTGCGTACCTCTCTATTTTTAAAGAGTTGTATCTGAAATTCCGTGTCCATGTCCAAATAAACCGAATCGAACGGCGATAATGGATAGATGTAGTTATCTTCTAAAAATGAGTAGTATATTTGACCGTTAAATGTCGAATCGTCTTTCATTTGCTCTAATACCCTTGACGGATTGAATGAGTTGAAAAACGTTACTTCTTTTTTCTTTTTAAAATCATTTGCATAAGCTATACGCCCTGAATACCCTAAGCTATCAGAGGTGGATAATCGGCAATTTTTGAAGTTACGCAAATGAACATCCGTAACCAAGCCAGCCGCCGACATATTGCAATGTATGTAAACGCCGTTAAACATAGCAATACTTGAAGCAATCTGTACACGTAATGAATCGAGTGTAAGGTCGTTTCCCCTAATGTCTTTGCCTACAACGGTACTGCCTATGGTTGCATCCTTAAACGAATCGCCGGCAATGAATTTAGAGAAAATCTTATAAACGGCTTTGCCTGTTTGGCTGCCTAAGATTGTTTTCTCTATAATTTCGGGATAGTCGTTGTTTTCGCCAAAGGTCATAATACCACTTGAAACATCATCTTTGATGTTCTTGTTTAGCTTAATGACCGCACGAGGTTCTATATCTGCATTTTGCAACTTCATATGTACAAATATAGTTTATTTTTTCTTTTTAGACACTTTTTTTACTGTTGTTTTTTCAACATTGTTTGTTGGTTTTGGCGTTGCAACTTCATTCCATCCACTTGGTAAGGTAATAAAATCGCTTTGAGTTAAAACACCCTTGTCAAGTAATGATATAGCGTTCTCATCTGTGAAAGTATCAGCGTGAAAGTGTTTTGCTGCACCCGAAATATAACGTAATCCTGTCCATGCAGGCTTACAAGTACGTGGTTTGTCTAAATTTTGAGCAAGTTTCATACCGTTTATTTTTAATTGTTCGTAAATCTTTTTTATTTTTCTTTTGCAATTCTTACAACTGTTGCCTAATATGTGAACGGCATCGGGTTGATTGTATAATTTGGAATAAACTCGAAGCATTAAAATAACAAGGCTTGAGTTTTCTATTTCGTCAAGCCCTGTATTTATCAATAATTCGACATCCTTAACCATTCTATGGTAATACGGTTAATAGTGATTCTAATTTCGCTTTCGTTGCTGCATAAACAGAAGTCTCATCATCAATGATAACATTGAATTGTGAACACTTTTCGTAATTCTGCTCAAGTGATGTTGCTTCAATTGCTCTTACTCCATTAGCATCATTCGCTCTACGTGTATCCGCACTGATATGAAGTCCGCAATCAAAACCATAACCCACGAATACACCGTCAGCATTAGATGGCTTTTCTTTGAACTCGACAACGGCACAGAAATCATCCATATCATCTAAGTTCTTTACTGCATCGGCATCAAATTCGTAACCGTGAAAAGAAAAGAAGTGGTTGAAACGTTTCGGAGTATCAATATTCACAACTGCACCCGCTCCGCAATTGATGTTCTTTTTATAACCAGTCAACTTGAATGCTTTCTTACCAGCTTTCTGAACAAGGTTTGTAACTTTGTTGTATTTAGTTTTATCGTGAGTTATATCAACCTCGCCACGATTCCACACGTAAACAACTGCCTCAATGCCAGGTGTCGGCATATTGCAATCGGATATAATGTCTTGAAAAATTTTCGTTGAACAGCTCATATCTATTTTATTTTTATAGTTGTTGAATACTTATAGTTAATTGTTTGCGTACTATCATACGGCAATAATCTCAAACGTGCATACGGCATATTGATAGTGTTCACATCCGATAACGAGTATTTAACGCTGTCAGTAGTGGCAATCAATACCGTGTCAACCGTATACCATTTTGATGCGTTGTATGACTTTTCAATAAATACACGTGCCTTCTGATATGGAGTAGTGTCAAGTCTTGCCGTCTTAATTTCAAACTGTATTTCTTGAATGTAAGGGATGCCAAGAAATATCTGAGATACTGCTTGGTTTTTGATAGCTTTATCGCCGGATGCACCGCCACGAACAATAACCGAGTTATCTTTTATTTGTTGTGCAAAAGTACCTAGGGATAAAGTTAAAAGAAGTAATAAAAATAGATTTTTCATTTGTTTTAAGTTTTTTAGTTTATAAATAGGGGGTTTTTACACCCCCTTGTTTTTTAATAAGCCACTACCGACATATATCCCTCTAATGCTTTAGCATCTAAGGTAAATCCGTAGTAGATGTAGAATTTACGAGTGTTTTTGATGTACTCTGTGTCTAATTCTGAGAAGTCATTCTCATTCAAAGTACCGATAGGTATATTTGACTTAGTTGTCAACAAAGCACGGTTCGGCAAATAGTAAGTATTGTCGGTTGTGTTTGCCACAAAGTCTGCTTTCAAATCTAAATCCCAAACTGTTTCCATGTTCACGATTGGTTTTCCATTCCATTTCAATGATTGGAATCCCTCTGTTGTATAGTCAATGGTGAAGTTTTCGCCAGCTTTTTGTAAAGACTTACGGTAATTTTCAAAGATTCCACCGCTTACGTGGAAGCCAGCTTCTAAATCCGCTCTTAAACGTGGGTCAGCTTTTGCCCACATATCATTGAACAACTTCACAGCGAAATCATCCGCTAATGTTTCTTGCAATTCAACTGTACCTAAGCTGTTTTCGGCGATGGTAACACGTTGAACAGTGCCGGCAGTTACAGCGGCAAATAACTGTTTCCAAATTCCGTCGAAATAGTTGTAAAATTTAGCATTGCCTGCTACTGTCAATCCTGCTAATGCTGCACCAGCGGCGGCAACGGCTGTATCGCCTAACCAAACAGCACGAGGTATTAAAGCTTTCATAGCTTCTTCAACCATGGCTGCGATAAATAATTCAGCGTCCGAGCCCTCTATCTCATAAATCTC